GCTCCAAGGTTGGGTTGGAAACTAAAACGCTGGAAGAGACTGCGTTGTCAGCAGCAGACCGATTGATCGAAACAATCATGTCGCCCTCGCCAGAAACCCGCAACGTAGGTGTGCTGTACAAGGCGGCTGCTACCAAAACGGGAGCTAAGGTTGTCGCTAAAGCGTTTGGTGATTACGGTAAGTTCTCGACCAACCGTCCCGGCACGGCGCGTAATGCTATGCAGTTCTTCCAGAGCGCCAAGGAAGGGTTCTTTAATGGCATGTACCGGTTTACCGATCTGCAAACTTTAGTTGATGTCGCTAAAGGCACTATCCCAGAAGCACAGAAAGTACTCGAAACGATCCGGGCCAAGGCTCGCTATCAAGACGAGTCAATGAGTGCGTTAAAACCTGTAGTCAGTAAAGCCGCTAACTGGGCCAAGTCTGCATCTGCCGAAACTTACGAACGGTTTAACAAGGTTGTGTACGGCAGTACGCTATCTCAAATCGACCCGACTGACCCACGCAGTAAGTATGAGAAAAGCTCGGACCCAGCCAAGTTAAAAAACTTTGACCCGGAAAAACTGAAAGAGTACGACCGGATTAAGGCCGATTACAATTTGCTTGGTAAAGACGGGCAGGAAATCTACCGATTGATGCGTAATGCGTATAGCCAGTTGTACAAGAAGATCGAAGACGAGATCGGTAACCGTATTGACGATGCCGTAAAGGACACTGCTACTGCTAAAAAACTTAAAGAAAACATCTTTAAGAAGCTGGTTGACCGTGGTGGCCTCCATCCTTACTTCCCGTTAGTGCGTAAAGGTAAATACCGGTTGTCGTACAACGCGGAAGGGGAAGTCTACATCGAGCACTTTGAAAACAAAGCCGACCGTGATGCGGCAATCAAAGAACTCCATGCCATGAAAGCTACGGAGATCACTCCGTTTCTTAGCATATCCGAAAAAACGTACAGGAAAGCCCCGCCGACTTCGTTCGTCAATTCGATCCTTACGACTATGGAAGCCCAGAAGGTTGATCCCGCTGTTATCGAGAGCGTGATTGACTTGTACCTCAACTCAATGCCAGAAACGTCATTTGCTAGGCAGTTCCACGCACGGCAGGGCACACTTGGCTTTAAGCAGGATGCGGTCGCGGCAATGCAGGAGAAGGTGTTTAGTACCTCCGCGCAGATTGCCAATATTAAGTACTCCTCTATTCTCGGCAAACTGGATACGGAGTTGCAGGAGTCGCTGAAGAAAAAGCAGACCAACGAAGACGCGGTGTATTTAGGTAAACAGCTTCGGGATCACATCGCGGAAAGCATGAACCCAACGCAGCTATCTACCGGCTCGCGTATTGCGGCTGGCGCAACTTACGCTTACACGCTTGGGTTTAACTTGTCATCTGCACTAATCCAGACCGCGCAGCTACCAATTGTCGTGTATACCAACTTTGGCGGGAAGTACGGCTACGCTCAGACGGCTATTGCGATGACTAAGGCAATGGCTACCTTCTCATCCACAGGGTTTAGCCGCAAGGTAAGCACCACCGTGCCACTGAATGGTTCGACACTTAAAGAAGGTGAGAAGGGCGAGTCGATTACTATCCGTGGGTTGCCGTCTTTGGACAACGTGGACTTTGACAAGCTCCCAGAAAAGTCCCCGCTCAAGCATCTTGAGACACTAGCCCGGGTTGCCCGTAGCCAAAACGCTCTGTCACGTTCTGGCTTGTATGATATTTTCGACGCGGGTCGTTCTGACGGGTTGGTTGCACAGATGTCTGGTCTGGCTGGCTTGCCTTTCCATATGATGGAGCGATTCAACCGGCAGGTGTCGATGATCACCGCCTACAACTTAGAGTTGGACCGGCTTAACTCTAGCGAAGCAACTGCTGACGAAAAGAAAATGTCCAAGCAGCAGAAGGAAACGTATGCGGCTAATCAAGCGATCTACATGTCTGACCTAACCAACGGTGGTACGGGGCAGGAGACTGCATCACTAATGTCTCGGCAAAGCGAGATTGGTCACGTCACCACGATGTACAAACGCTACGGCGCGTCCATGTACAGGTACTTGGCTAAAACAACACTTGCTGCGTTAGCAGATGTAAACCCACGAGAGCGTGCGATTGCTCAAAAACAAATTGTGGGTGTGATTGGTATGTCTGCGTTGTTAGCGGGTGTGCAAGGTGTCCCGATGTTTGACATTTTTGCTGCCGCTTACAACATGTATAAAGACAAAGATGATGACGATGCCGAAACGATTGTCCGTAAGGCTATTGGCGAGGCTTACTACAAGGGATTGCTTACTTACTTGACGGGTTCCGAGATTGGTTCGCGGATTGGCTTTAACGGATTGCTCTACCGTTCCCCACGTTTTGCACAGTGGTCCGATGATCCTATTAAAGCAGCCGTTGAAAGTCTGGGTGGTCCAGCTTTTGGCGTTGCCCAACGTATCTTCGATGGTGCTAAGAAAGTAGCCGATGGAGAAGTTGAACGTGGCATCGAGCAAATGCTGCCAACCTTTTTGTCTAGTGTTATGAAAGCTAACCGGTACGCTACGGAAGGCTTTAAGACTCTGCGCGGTGATGAAGTAGCTTCACAGGCAAACGGGTACGAGGTTGCCATGCAGATGATTGGCTTCGCGCCACAACGCTACATGGAGCAAGTCCAGCAAAACACCGCGCTTAAAGCCAAAGACAAGTATGTCCAAGAAGAGAAGACAAAGTTGTTGCGGCAGTTATATGTAGCGTATCGGGAAGGTGATCAGCGCGAAGCCGACGAAGTGATGGAGAAGTTATTGAAACTCGGCCAGAAACATCCCGGCACCGTTACTGCTGACACAATTCTCAGTTCGCTAAAGTCTAACGCTAAGACTTCGGCTGAGATGTTCCACGGTATTACCCTGAGCAAGTCGATGCGTGCCGAGCTTATGGAAGACGCTTCGGAGTACAGCTTCAGCGACGATGAGCTAGAAGACTAGGCGAAAAAAATCCCCCGATGGCGTGGCCGCACAATCGGGGGTAATACCTTGGAGGAGACACACGAACAGGTTTCACTGTATCACAATTTTCTCCAGATGCGAAGCCCTAAAATTTTGCTCTCGACCCGACGCCGCATCTCAATCTCCCATCCCCTAGACTTGGCTAGTTCAAGGGCTTGCTCTCTGAGCTTAATGTGATTGATTGACGGCACAAAAATAGACGTTCCGACAATAAACTTATCCCAATCAACCGTGATGCGTAGACCATCCGGGTCGAATTCGTCCAAGCGTAGCCTACGTTGCGTCATTGCCACCGTCCATAAATGGGCAAAGTAGAGTCAACACGTCTGCTGCTGGCATGTTCATGTGAGTGCCTCTGCCTAGCCGGATCTTCTCCCTCTTGAGCTTGGTTCGGCCAGCTTTCAACGCCTCGATAGTATTGGAGTAATCAATCTGCTGCTTGCTACACCACATCTTAAACGGCTTCGGCAGCAGGTACAGCTTCTTGATATCGTACTCATAACGAGCGACCAACTGCATTCTCGGCGTAGCGTCCGGTAAGATCAGATGATCCAATCCAGTTGACGGTTTACGTGCATCATCCGTGCTCTTGATGCGAAGGATGTTGTTGTAGTTCTCGGCCATGTAGTCGGACAGTAACTGCTCCGCACCCACCTTGAAGTCGAGGTTGGTTTCCTTGGACTTAGCCAATTCACTTAGGATAAATTTGGTCAAACCCTTAATGTCGTAATCAATCAACCCCGCCTTTTTAGCAATGACTGCACCTGCAATAGTACAGGCACACATAGATGACCAAAACCGCTCATCCGCTTGCAGGTTTGCCGCCTCGTCAATCTTCTTGCGAACTAACGCCAGCACTTCCTTGCATTGCTCTACGTTGTTAAGAATGTACTGTGCATAGATCGGACCTGCGTGACCAAAGTTATTCTGGATACCCGCATAAAAGTTATCCTGCTCTTCCTTGGTCAAGTTAGCTAAATTATCGGGTACACGTATTTCAATAATCCGTAAGGCTTCGGCTTTTGGCAGCGACTTAAATAACCCAATTCGCTGAATCATGCTGGTGTTGCCGGTGCTAGCAGCTAGCAACTTCCAAGGTTTGCCGCGATACCGCTCCTTGTTCCCACTAGAAGACATCCGATTTTTTTGCATCCCACTTGGCACAGCGTAAGCATAGGTACTCAAGTCGGCTGGAGATGTGTTTGTCATCTCATCCAAAAGAAACGCAAGGTTTTTATAGACCTCGGCTCGGTTCATCTTTGAGTTAAACGTGTCCTTGTCGTCCAGCACGACCCGCATGGGGTCACCCCAAAGAGATGCCGCTAAGTACAAACCCGTACTCTTACCCTTACCTGCTTCCCCCGTGAAGTGAAAAGTCCCACCGTTATGTGCAGTCAACTCCATGAGGAGCGAGCCGAATCCGATGCAGAAAATAAATTGATGTAGTACATACTCCGGCTTGTTCCACACCTCTACTAACTCCCTCCACTTATCTAGCGAGCCTTGTGGCTGGAACATTGGGGCTAATCCTGCGGTCGATACAGATGGGGGACTGATATCAACGCGGTCTGGGAATATCTCCAGTGAACCCACAACAAAAGATTGCAAAAGGTTATCCTTGTCCCCGACCCAACCAAACTGCCTTCTGGCTTCGTAAGCAACTGTTGTGCTTTGCAATTGATTTACCCACGCGGTTGTGTAGTGCATAAGATGCTCCGGGTTAATGACGGCAACGCCGTTTAACGACATCACCTTTCTGAATTCGTCTCGTGACGTGACGGCTGTAAGTGCTACGGTAAACTCCCGTATCCCGTCTCTTGGTAGATGCAAGCGCATCATGACGGACTCTCCCGACTCTGGGTCCCGTATCCTACGGACTACATACAAGTCGTTGTGGTAGACCAAAATTTCTTTGGGGTCGCCGTCCTTGTCTTTGTCTCTTCGGTAAATGCCACCATTCGCCCCACGAAAATAGGGGGGTGGGTATTTTGGAATGCTGTAACTTGACGCGCTCTTTGTCTGTACTACGTTATCTTCTTCGTCGGCTTCTTTGACTTCCCTGCCAAGCACAACCGGTGACTTGATCTGCTTCCAGTGCTGGCAATCTGGGCATACACCCGGGTTGAGTGTGTCGAATGTCTCGCAAGTGTAGGGACCGTGAATCTTGTTGGCCTTCTCTTGCGTCTCGTCTGCGCTGTACTGCGGATGCTTTTGAGATATTTTGTGGATAGCAATATCCCGGTCCAGACAATGCGCCGCGATTGACAAGCCCGCCCTCCACAGCGGTTCCGGCATTGTGGCTTGTTCCGTTGCAATCTTCAGGATCTGGGCGCACCCTCTGCCTTCACCGCTCTTGATCAGGATGGTTTTGAACCGATGCTGATAGTTGCTTATTAAGTTTTGGGTAAGCGGATCGTACTCAGCTTTAGCGTTAGCGTTACCTTGCGGTGCTGGTATGGCTCCGATAATGTCCCTAAAGTCTTCAAATCGGATCGCCGCTGCAATTTCCCCCACAACTTCAACAATTCTGGGCGTGCCGTTCTTGTAGTTATGCGTCCCCGGAGTGCGTAAAATCCGGGCCGAATCTGATGTGGAAGTCTGGTCGCACCTCATCCCCTGCTTGTTAACTACTTGCTTGAACTTCTTAGCGGCATCTAGCCACTCGTGGGCCGGGACTTGCTCGGTCAGTCTCCAATAGACATGTAACCCATAGCCAGAATTAACGATGGTTGGTTTGGGTAACTTAATAGCCTTACAGAAAGTTCTTAGGGCGATCAGTGCTTCTGCTTGCGTAGGGAAATCTTTCTTGGGTCCGTCCCCGCAATCAATGTCTAAATAAAACGACTTTAAATACTTTGCATTTTCTTGCTTCCGATTTTTGTCAGTCTCAAACGTGGCTTGCGCGTGGTAGGCGTTAAAGCCCTCCGCGTCCAGTCTGAATACTTCACTAACAGCATCATCGAGGTTGTCAAACAGTCGCTGGACTCGTACTACATTGTCCTTCGGACCCTTTAACCCTACCGTGCAATAGAACCCATCTGACCCCAAAATGGATTCTAGAAATTCCTTCGCTTGCATCCCCGCCCCATACGAAGAAAAAAATAGCGGCTAGGGCATGTATGCCCCAACCGCCACCGCTTGAAGACTACGCGATCAGTCGTCCCAATCGCCTACGATATCACTCATATCAATAGCTTCCGCTTGGGGGGCGGTGCTAGTCTTCTTGCTCACAACCTTCTTCGGTTCCTCAATAACTTCCTCGACCTCCTCGACCTTTGGCTTAGGCTTCGCCTTGGGTTCCGGCTTGTCTTCCTCAACCAACGAGGGCAACGCAAACAACGGGGGCAGTGCCGGAACAGGTTCGGGGATCACCTTATCCATCTGCGATACATTGAGCTTCAGGTACCGCTGAGTATCCGGGGCGTCCCGCAACTCCAACGCAATATCCAACTCGGCATCGTCCAACGGACGCACCGGCTTGAACACCAGCTTAGGCGTAGAGCTATCTTTATCAAACCGCATCTCGGTCACGATCCCGATTGCCTTTTCGCCGTGAGCTTTGAGGTAGCGTGCATAGGCTTGCAAGGGCATCTTGCCGCCGTGTTCAGACGGGTCGCCAAAAATACTAGTTGGTGGCAAAGTCAACTGATAGACCTCACGTTTATCAATTGCTCCTTCGAAGACAATAGCAATACGCTGTTGGGGCTTACATGCCTTGCTATCACCCTGACCAGAACCCTTGATTGCTTGGCGGCAATCCATACACCGAGCAGACTGCTTCTGATCGTCCGGCACCGCTGGATCGGGGGCTTGCGAGTCTGAAGACCAGCAGGTGGGTTTTACTGGCTTGCCTTTAACATACGCTTCGGCAAAGTACATCTTAGAGATCGGAGCGGCGTTAATAATAACTACGTTAGTAGAACGCTCCTCGTTGACCCGGACTTCTTTGCCGTTGATAACTTCACGGAACAGGTTACCTTCAAGGCTCAAGCGACGGTTGACGCTACCAGAATTTACGTTGTCAGTGATAGCATCCGCAATGTCAGCAAGGCGGGCGGAAGAGCGGCGATTTCCAAATAGGGATAGTTCGTTCATGGTTACCTCAAAGGTTTTGGTCAACGTCAATTGCGTCAATCAGGTCAAAGTTGAATTCAAGCTGTTCCATCTTAGGTTCAGGCTTGGGCGGAGCGGACATAGGGGGTGACATAGGGGGTGACATAGGGGGCGACATAGGGGGTGACATAGGGTCAGTTTCAGCTACTGACTTCTGTGGTCTGAAATGATTAAGAATTGCCTCCTTGTCGAACCGGTAAGTATTACCGATCTTTACGTAGGTGTCACCCGGGATCAGTCCTGTACGAACCCAACTCCTTACGGTCGTAATCGACACGGTTAGGGTTTTTGCTAGGTCCTCGATTGGCACTAGGCGCAAAGTCATTGCTTGTTTCTCCTTACAGTAATTGAGTACTCAGTCATAGCGTTCAGCCCGGGCGGCAGTAATTCTGGGTTTTCTTCCAAGAATTGCTTCAAGTTTCCTTGGTGTATGCGCTTCTCCAACAACTCAGGGCAGTGGTGCTCTACGATAAACTTGCCCATCGACTCCCAGTCGTTAGTGAAGTAAGTCTTCTGCGTGGTGCGATAGAACATGCCTTCTGCCGTCTTCACGGACTCGACACTATGATCCTTGCAATGTTGCAGGAGTACCTTCTTAACCTTGTCGGCTTGGGTCTTAATCTTCTCATCTGCCTCTTTGAATTCAGCCGCTAACTTCTCACGGGCCTCCTTCATCTTGAGGTAGATACGCACCAACTTCTCAGGCGTAAGATCAGTGGGCTGTGTCATTTGCCGCTCCATGCTTACATTTTGACTGGTAGAGGGACGCCAAATTATTGACTAGGGGTTCAAGCGGGATTTCGTGCTGTACAGCAGTCTCAACCACACGGGCAAGGTGCGCGAAAATTTCTTCGTATGGCCCATACTTGTTGCCATACCTCTCTAGCAGCGTTTTTGACGCAAATGTAAACGTATTTAGTGCCGCAAATACTATGCTTGAACGCTCGGCAAAGTCTTCGCTGGTGTCTTTGGATTCTTCGGGGTGCATCATAGCTCCTTGGTAAAAGGGAAGTGTAGTTTAACAGGGTTTGCGTTGCTACGCAAGCAGATCGTCGTATAAGTCTATGATCTTTGCGTGAACGTCTATTTTATTATCTAGTAGCTTGTAAACGTGGTGCTCAACAGGTGCGCCAGCAAGCTGAACAACTGTAGAGGGGTGCCTTTGTCCTGCACGGTGAACTCGTGCATTAGCTTGGGCGTACGTTTCGAGCGAGGCAGTCGGCCCCCACCATACTACGGTGTTTGCCGCTGTTAGGGTCACCCCATGTGCTGCTGACTGGGGTTGAATAATTAGCACCTTCGGTTCCGGTGTCTCTTGAAACCTTCGGAAGATATCCGTGCGCTGATTCACAGGCACGTCGCCCCGGATGATCTCACTAGTCACACCGTCTGCCGTTAGCTTCTCAGAGATAAGATTGATCACGCTCTTGAATGGCACGAAGATCAGCACCTTTTGGCTCGACTCCTCAATGACTTCTTTGAGCACGTTGTAACGGTGTTTGATATCAAACTCGATGATCTCGCCATCGTCAGTGTAGACAGCGCCACACGCTACTTGTAGCAACTTAGACATTGCCACTGCCGCGTTGACTGCCGTGATCTGCTCGCCACCGGCTTGGATAATTAACTTGTCCTTTAGTAGCTTGTAGTATTTCTTTTGTTGCGCGGTCAATTCGACCCGACGCCGTACGTAGGTCATCTCAGGTAGATCGAGGCAATCTTCTTTACTGAACCGGATCGCCGGTTGCAGTACACGTACTACGATCTGTGTAGCCTCGGGCTTAGGTATCCACCGGAACTGTGAAATCTTCAGGAGCACCATCTCCTTAAACGAAGACGCGAAGCGTGGCACACCGTTAGGATTAATTAATTTAGCCAGACCATACGCATCAACCGGGGATTGTGCGGCGGGTGTACCCGTTAACATCCACAGCCACGTACGTGAATTGACCAGCCGGTTCAGGCATTTCCAGCGTTTGGTCTGAGTGTTCTTGTATGCGTTGCACTCGTCAACGACTATTAAATCAAACCCACCGTTTTCGATTTCTTGCTCAACAGTCTCGACCCCATCGTAGTTAATGATGACGAACTCGGCATCGCCTTTGATGATTGCCTTGCGTTTATCTACGCTACCGTATGCGATGTCCACTGTACGGTGCATGGCAAACTTAAACAGGTCGGACCGCCATGCCGAATCCATAATAGACAAGGGGCAGATCACCAAGCATCGCTGGATTCGACCGATCTCCATCAACCAGTCAGCAGCCCAGATCACACTGCCGGTCTTGCCCGTGCCTTGCTCGTTCAAGCATAAGGCTTTTTGATGCAGTGTAAGGAATGACGCCGTTGTCTTCTGGTGCTCAAACGGTTTGTACATCCCCGGCCATTTGTACTGTCCCAAGATGGGACTAGGCACGTTACGTATATTTAGTTGGCGCAAGGCCCGGGCTTCATCCAGCCCCCAGTTAACTAACACTTGATTGTTCCCTATGTCCTTGCTCTTCGGTATCTGACTCGTGACCTTCGTTGGATCACGTAGCTGTAGTAATAAGTCTTTGTTGTTGACGATCTGCATTACTTACCGTTCCGGCTACGATTTTTGTGCGGTGTAGTGAGTCGCAGATTACTTTTGTCGTTGCTCCCGCCTTTACTTAACAAAACTTTGTGGTCTATGTCCTTGCCCTTGCGGTCGATCCCCTCGGCATCGTACATCCGACGCGCCTTCTGGCGTTCCATCCGCAGGGGGTGCTCGCCCCGCTCCTTCTGTTGCTCGTACTCTTTCTTGTAGGGGCGCGGCTTATTAACGTAAGGCATGACTAATTCCTTCCATTGTGAGGACAAGATAAAACTACGCAGTGGTTACGGCACAGCCCACTCGGCCTCGCGTTCCACACATCGTTGGCATATGATGCCGCCATTCGTTTGCGGTCTGCAATCCATTTACCCCAGCGAACATCTTGCTGGTCTACGTGGTAGTTATCTTTAAGGAAGGCGTTGGCTACTACAAATAATAAGCCACCCTTAACTTTTTTAATCTCGGGGAAGTGCTTGAAGATAGCTAGTGCCATTAGTTCAAGCTGACCCTTGTCGGCATACTTCGTTGACTTGCCGGTCTTGTAGTCCACCACCCTTGCTTCTGCGTTCTCACGGTCAAGGATGATTAAGTCGGCAATCCCCCGCCACCATACGTTCTCGGCCTTGAACCCACACGGTTGCAAGTCTTCGGTCAAGCCCATCTCGTACTCGCACAACTTCTCCCCCGGCATCCGGCTGAAGTTATCCAGTACTGACTTGGCGTAATTAAACTGCGGGGGTAGGGGCGTGCCGTCCCTAATGTAAAACTCAGCAGCTTCATGAAACTGCGACCCGTATAGAGTCGCTTCCGTGGACGATTCCTCGTAGTCTTTTATTACCTTGAGGTGATAGAACTTTCTAGGGCACTGCTCGTATGCCTTGATGCTACTAAACGACCACGGGGGTAACGTCACTTAACAATCTCCGTATCTACGGGAAAACCCTGCTTCACAATTTAGCGGTAGACCTTCTGCCCACTTGGGTGTCCACCGCATACACTCCATGACGTAAGCCATAGCCTCTTGCGCTTCTGCTTCGGGTGCTATACATGCGATAGCATCATGAACTGTCATCACAACGCGGTATCTCTTAGCAATACGCAACATTTGCTCGCCGATTATACACCTAGCAACTGCTTGGCACACGTTCTCGATGACCTTACCGCCGTAGATATAAGTGAACCCCTTGCGGGTGCGATACATAAAGGACGGCCCTTTCTCTCCCGGCTCGACCTTCAACTCGTCGTAGCGCATCATCAAGCCAGACGGCAATCTGATGGACGTATTTAATATCCTGAGTACACCTTCTCGACCTAGCTCTACTTCTTCACCGTTGACCATGCCTTTAAGTGCGCGTTGCGCCTGACTCCATAGACCTACGATCTTGTCGTTGGTAGACCGATACACGTCAACAATGTGACGTGCCATGTCCAGATCCATATCAACCCCGGTAGTCTTCAGTGCCGCTTGGAACTTAGCCGCACCCATGCCGTAACCTGCGCCAAGAATCGTGGTCTTGCCGATGAACCGTTCCTCCTTGGTAATCAGGGTTATAGGCTTCCCATATATAGAAGAGGCCATGATTTTGTACACGTCCTCGCCATTGGTAAAAGCAGTTAACAAGTCATCCTGACCAGCCAACCACGCCAACGTCCTTGCCTCGATCTGCGAAGAGTCTGAGTCAATCATCACGTACCCTTCAGGCGCAAGAATCCCCCGCTTGATCTTGCCACCATGCTCGCCCCGGCTCGGCAGATTCTGCATGTTGATCTTGTCGTCCCCACCCCATCGACCAGTATGTGCGGCGTAGTACCGTAGCGGAATCGGCAACGCCCCTCGACTGCTGATGTTTAAGAACCGCTCGGTCCTTGTCTCTTCCAGCGTAGACTTAGTACCTAGCCGCGCAGCCACTAGAGCTTGCACTCGTACGTCCGGGTGTTCCGCTAGTGCCTTGAACTCCTCGTCGTTCTTAGCTAGTGCGAGCGTCTCCTTTCCTGTGGTTGGGCTTATCTTAGTAGGGGGAATGACCCCAAACTCTTTGAGAAGGGCCGCAAACTTTGGGTTGGATAACAACTCAGCTTTCTCCGCCTTGGTGTTATCTAATAGCTCCTGCTTTGCTAGCTGGATATCGCGCAGGTGATCACGCATTAGATCCTCGTCTACTTCCAAGACGGGATCAATAAACATCCGCAACGTCAGATCAATTAGCCGTAGCTCGTCACGCGGAAAGCTCTTGCTCAAGATGCTAAACAACTCGTAAGTTATATCCACGTCATTGAGGCAGTAATCCCCGTAGCGTGACAACTCCTCATCGCTAAAGTCCAGACGCCGCTTGCCCTTGGCATGGATAACTTCATCGCCCTTAGCACCGACCTTATACCGCTCGGCCAATGCCTTGAGCGAACCACCTACCTCGACCCCGTGGATGGCTCGCGCCATACATAGGGTGTCTGCCCATATCTTCGCATCTATACCGAAGTGCCACTTGAGGATGGCACCGTCAAACATAGTGTTATGGGCAAGCACCATCGACTCGGCAAACGGGAACTGTTTAAGCCACTGACCCAACTCTTTCCTTGGACCACTGGCCCACTGCGTAGGCTCGTTGTCTATCTTTACACCTACTCCAATAACCTCAAACTGCGGACTACGAACATACTCCTCAGTGGTTATCTTAGATAAGCTGAAGTCCTGATCGTAGAACGTCTCGAAATCAATCGTTATTAATTTCACCTTGTACCTCTTTTAATTTGGCGGCGTAGTGCATCGCTTTTTCTACGTCATCAGTCGAGTTTTGTTTGCACCCATTACGTAACGAATACTTAATCACGTTGCCTTTTAGGAATCCTACAAACTCAGTATGGGTAAGGACGGACTCCATCACGTCCCACGGTTGCATCCCCATCTTCTTGTAGTGGTCACCACCAACTTGAATATCATCGGCCTTCATTCTTTCCTCACGTCATCAAAGGACCACTAAGCCACAGCGTGGCTGAGTATCTAACACCTCGTGTGACAGGTGTGACCTTGTGCATCAGTTCGCTTGGGAATGCAACAATAGACCCCCGTTCACGTGAAGCACGGATCTGCTGTGAGTAATCTAATATTAGGTCCCCGCCCTCGTAGTCCTCCGGGTTGGATAACTGCATGACCACGGAAACTTTACGGTGGCTACCCTTCTCTTTATTAAAGAACTCTTCGTCGCAATGCCAATCGTAATGCCCACCGATCAAGTACTCACCGATCTGCGTTTTCTCAGACGTTTCGATGTCAAAGCCCCAAGCCGCCTTGTGGTTTGCGATTAACCCATGCGTAAATAGGAATAACGTAATAGATTCACGTTCGGGAATCCAGCATAGCCTTGTCTTACGGTGTTCGTGTACGACTTGGTTATTAATATCACCGATCTTTGCATCTGCTACGTCAGGTGAATTGTGAAAGTAATCGATGAGAAACTTGCATTTCTCAGGGTTAACGCATGGGCCATACTGCCATATCCGAGACTTGTACTTCATTTACTTTTCCTTGGTGATCTCTTGGCTACTATTTTAAGTGTATCGCTGGAAAAACACATGCCGGTCATACGGTCATATATGCTACCCGTTATTACATCTACGTATGCTTTACCTACTTCCTTTTCTAATTCTATTTCGACTATTTTCATCTTTCTAATTTCATCAACGCCCAACCCTTGCACGCGCTTAGAAACTATTTCCCCTTCCCTATGTTTTATTTGTTCCGGCCTAACGTATGGTTCCTTCATTGGAATATATAGTGGTTCTTTGTTTGACTCTACTTTAATTTCAGTTAGTTCATCCACCGTTCTTCTCCTTGAGTTTGGTTTCAAGCGCAGCTATCATGTCTATGACATACGGGCGATTCGCCAGCGTAATTTCTTTTGCCTCTTCTTTAGTTAGCCCAACCCACGGGCGCGGATAGGAAAACGCATTCAATTTCTGGACGTATTGCCAGTCTTCTGGTTGCGCCAGCCTCTCGCGCAGGGCGTCAATGGCAGTATCAATCTCCGCAGGAAGACATATGGCGTTTTCACCAACACTAAGTTTGTTGATTTCCTCAAGCGCGTCCAGCGTTATCTCAAATAGTTCTCGGTCAGTCATAGCCAACTACCTTGCAAAACATACGTCTTCTTGCCCTTTTCGCGCACATCAATCTGGCGCACCTTGAGTTTTAGACGTTTGGCGTAATACTTGGCGCGGCCTAAATGTTTGGTTGCAATAAAATTTCTTCCCCCTCCCTTTGGGTATTCAATCCAACGGCAGCAAACGTAATACAGTTTCTTGGGCCAGCAATATTTCATTTCCAACTACCTCCCCGTGCCGTCATTTGACCCGCTAAAAATGCAGCTTTATATGCGCCGTCGTTGGTGTTAGCGCGCATCAACTGTTCCTTGAGGTGCGTAATCTCGGCTTGAGATTGTTTGTCTGCCGCATCCCATCCGGCATTCCATGCGTCGTAAATAGCTCCTTCCATCGGATGGTATGCGCCCATAGGCATGTTCTGCCCGTGTTGCTTCATCCACCACGTTTTCCATGCTTCAGCTTTAGTCACGGCCACCTCCAAAAAATATGTTAAGACGATCACGCAACGATGGGCGCAACGGGCCACCCCACAACAAATGCGTTTGTAGTCGCTCCATGTCCCAAGAGATTATTTGGTTTTGTTTCGGTCGTACGTACGCCGTGCTAATTTTATACTTGTCCCAGTCTTTAACTATCTTGCCGTTTACAATCATTTCTTTTTGCCTTTTGTTGGCGGTTCCGTGGAGATGTGCTGGTTGAGTAACATGTTTTTCAGTTCGGTGGGAGAGCAGTGTCGGCTTCGCCCTTTAAAAATTTCTTTCTCGGTCCAGCTACGTTTCCACAGGTACTTGGTTTCAACCTTGGCCCCTAGCGTTACGAGTTCGATAGTTGTCCTAACCTGACTGCCATAAGTAACCCATTGGTGTTTGTTGATGTAGTGGGGCACATACATCGCTTTGTGCAAAAAAAATATTGGTTCAAATTCGTAATCGGAACACTCTTCGTCCATCGCTTCCGTTTTATTTGAGGCCATGTTCGCTCCAAATGTTGTTTAAAGAATCACGCATCAAACCCGCCGCGCTGATCAATATTGATTGTGCTAGTGAGTTGATAGCAATCCAGTCAGGTGGCGAACTCGCCGTTACTTTTTGCAATTCAGATGAATCGCGGATGATCTGGACAATATCACTTGAAGCGTCTGGGGTAAGCATTTCTTTCATGCTCTAAGATCCTTTAAATAGTTAGGGCTACTTGTGTCGTAATAGTCTGCTAGGTATAACTCGCCAACAACCTGCTCACTACCTTTTGGTAGATCGCGCAAGATTTTGTAGTTACTTGGCTCGCTTTTCATAATCTTTCTGTAATCCGCGCCGGTTGCTTTTTTATCTTTAGCGGGTGCTTGCGGCTTCCTTATGGGTTTAACTGACGGGTCGTCTGCATCTACGTACTCAGGGTTAACTACTGTTTCGGGCGCACGAAACACCCACATCGCTCGGCTTTTTGGTTTTAAACGCACCCATCTACGTAAAATGGTCCCTTCGTTTGCCATTTGCCGTAAATAAGTTTCAATCGCGCTAATCGACAAATGTTCTATTCTTACTTCAATCATAGATAATTCACGTTTAGCCTTAACAACAAACTTGTAAATAAGTTCGCGTGAATTTGGTTTTAATTGAGATTTTGGTTTTGGTCGTGTCATGTGTGTAGTAGGTAGGGAACTGGTTTCAATATGTGGGGGGTGTTAGGGAGTCCCTAACAAGGCGGTATAAACGTCGTTAATATTTTCCTCATTAACAACTAACGCTGTGCCACCGCTCTGTTTGATTTGCGTGATGTTGAGTTCCTGTAACGGGGTCGGCTTGTTGGTTCCGGCCTTGCACTCAATTGCAAAAAACTTTCCCTTGTAACAGCCTACTATGTCAGGCACACCGGATCGGCCATACCCTCCAGTGACGGGGTAGAAGTAATAGGCGTCCAGCAACTTTAATTGCTGGACTACCTTCTTCTTAACAGCCGCCTCGGGGGTCATAGACCTACGAAGTCACGAACACGTTGCCAGAACGTGGGCTTGCTGGGGGCAGGAGCTTGTTCCTCAATCCTAAACACATACATAGGAGAACTCGGAGTGTGAGCGGCAACTATCGAATTGGGGTATGCGTTATGCGCGGGGTCGGGCAATGGCACAAACGGGATCTGATCCGTACCAACTACCTTCTTCTTTTTCCTCAAGCTGGCAATACCCGCCGCCTTGTTGTCGTACCAACGAATGTGATACACATAGCTAGCCGATACCTTAGTCTTAGCTGCGATCTCAGCAACCGGTACCCCCATACCCAATAACTTACGTACCCTAGCGGCTTTGGTCTGGCGCTTGTATGCACGCTTAGGTTTGTCTGCTACTTCTTGCTGTTCGGTTGTCGTGTTCATTTGTATACCCAAAAAATGTTTTCTTCAATTCGGCGTCCCAACCCATCCACGTCTATTGTTGGTGGCTTGGATGAGAACGTGCTTAGTACGTGCAATCTATCCTGTATCCATTTCGGCAATGCTTCTAATGATTCATATATACCTTCCTGTACGGGTTCCATGTCAAGGGCATAGTTAAGGGACTCCACGTGGGGCCG